CTTCCGAATCGTTACGAATCCTCTGGTACTCAAACGCCCCGTTCGCCCCAACAGGGTACGGCACCCAAACAGCGCAAGTCGTCCAAAGGCTCACCAAAAACCACGAAGTAGCAATCCATGCGATGTATGGCATTGAAGGCATGGCTTCTATTTGGAATGGGATAAAGCTTTACCCAAGAGGAATGTCACCATATTCCGATGATGTGCTTGTTGCGCATTGGATGGATTGGGCTAATGGGAATCGTGATATTCCTGCGATGTTGATGACGTTGTTCGATGTGTGGGTGTTGAAGTCACCATCGTTGGATCAGGTTCCTAATATCGCTTCCTGGGTTCCTATCGATCATGCGCCTTGCCCACCTGCTGTGATTGATTGGTGTAAGCGTCCGAATGTGAAACCGATTGCGATGTCTAAGTTTGGTTTGGAGATGTTGGAGAATGCGGGTGTGGATGCGATGTATGCACCTCATGCGTTTGAAGATGTGTTCGTTCCTACACACAAGTTGAGTAATGGTCGTGGTGAGTTCACCGGCAGACAACTCATGGAAGTTGATGAGGACAGGTTTGTTGTGATGATGAACGCTGCGAACAAAGGTCAGAACCCTTCACGCAAATCTTTTGGTGAGAACATTCTGGCGTTCGCTATCTTCGCTCAAAACCGTCCTGATGCTTTGCTGTATCTACACACGGAACGTGATGGTGCGATGGGTGGTATCAACCTTGTGCATCTGCTGGAGGCGTGTGGTGTGAAGCCTGAGCAATACAAGATTGTTGACCCGTATGCGTATCGGACTGGTTTCCCTCAACAAGCGTTGGCTGCGCTGTACACCGCTTCGGATGTGCTGTTGGCTTGCTCGATGGGTGAGGGTTTCGGTATCCCTGTTATCGAGGCTCAGGCTTGCGGTACACGGGTCATCGTTTCGGACTACACCGCTCAACCAGAACTGGTTGGCGTTGGGTCAGCTGTAGCGATCCAACCGTTCTGGGATGCGCATCAAAAGTCGTGGTTCTGTACGCCACAGGTACCATCCATCGTGGATGGGCTAATCGAAGCCTACGAGGCTCCTAGGGGTGTCTCAGACGAGGCTGTGGCCTTTGCTAGCCAATACAGCGCTGACAGCGTGTATGAGGCTTACTGGAAGCCAATCATGAAGCATTTGTCTGAGTGGTGTCGGGAGGGCTGATGGTGCCAGTCATCATCGTCCCAGTCCTAAACAGGTACGATCTACTAGAACGCTGCCTGCAGTCCATTGATTATCCGGTGGAGACACTTATCGTGGTTGACAACGGTGGGCAATCCACACTTCACGACTGGCCTTGGGTGATTGACCGTCGCCATGTCAAGAACTATCACGTCTGGTCAATGCCAACCAACCTTGGAGTTGCAACATCGTGGAACCTAGGGATTAAGGCAACGCCATTGGCTAACGGCTGGATACTTCTTAACTCGGATGCTTACTTTTTGCCAGGGCAGTTACAGGTTTTCTACAATGATTGTCAGCCTGATTCGGTGACATTGACTCAGGCGCAGCCTGGTTGGTCTTGTGCGTGGGTTGGTGAGGAGCCGATTGCCAAGGTTGGTCTTTTTTGTGAGGCTTTTTATCCGGCGTACTTTGAGGACACGGATTGGCAAGAACGGGCGAAGCGAATCAACATCTCGTTCTGGACTTCTGACGCTGGAATTGTTCACGACAATTCTTCTACGATTCAATCTGCACCAGAGTTAGCTGAGAAAAACAATAAGAGTTTCGCTGCGAATGCTTCGCTTCATGCGATGCGTTGGCAGTCTGGTCTACCCGATGCAGGTCATTGGGACTTAACACGACGAAGGGAACTCGGATGGGACTAAGAGAATATGACCCGATGGACGACTATGAGAATCTGCATCAAGGCGAGACCATCTATGTTCTCGGTTCAGGTGCGACACTTGACTATCTGTCACCAGACTTCTTTGACGACAAGGTAACTATCGCAGTTAACTTTGTTGGCTCAGTATTTGGGTTGAAGGGTTATTACTGTTTCAGTCATTATCACAAGGACGCTCAGCATGAGGCGAAGCGTGAGGATTGTATTGGGGCGTTTACTCCTGAGCGTGAGCATGGTACTGATGGGGTGTTCGCTGGTTGTGCTGGGAATCTAACCACGTTCGGTACTCGTACTGGTAGACCTGGTGCATCGTTTGATCCGCACGGTAAGGATTGGCCTGTGTTGTCAGGGCAGTTGACTATCGGGTCTTCGAGTATTCATGGGGCTATGCACCTTGCAGCGCATATGGGGGCGAAGTTCATTGTGTTGGTTGGGGCTGATTGTGGTCAGTTGAACGGTAAGGACAGGACTGATGGTTATCCTGCTGGGGATACGTATTGGGGTTTGTATGAGATGCATTTGCGAGCGATGAAGCAACGGTTGTGGGATGTGTATTCATGCCAAACATACAGTCTGAATCCGTTTGTGAATTATTCGTTGGAGGGTGTGCAGTATCGTGGTGTTGCGTCAATCAACTAGAATCGGGACACTATGACCATCACGAATGGCTATGCCACACGCAACCAAGTTAAGGCAGCTCTCCGCATTGGGACGGCTGACACCCTTGATGACGATTTGATTGACAACTGTGTTGGGGCTGCTTCACGTCTCATTGATGGTTATTGCAATCGCAAGTTCTGGCAGAGTGGTACGGCATCTCGTGTGTATCAGGCTGAGGATTCTTTCTACTGTTCTATTGATGACATCGCTGGGACTGCTATCACGTTGAAAACTTCGTCGCAGGCTGACGGTACTTTTGATGTGACTTGGAAGGTTTCTGATTATCAGTTGGAACCGTTGAACGGAAACCTTGATGGGTTGGAGTGGAGTTACGACAAGATTCGTGCTGTTGGTGATTATCTGTTCCCAACTGTGAATGCCAATTATGGTGAGCAGGCTTTGGTTCAGGTGACTGCTGTGTTTGGTTGGCCTGCTGTGCCTGAGCCGGTAACACAGGCGACGATCATTCAGGCTTCCCGTATTTTCAAACGCTATGACTCGCCTTTGGGTGTGGCTGGGTTTGGTGATTTGGGTGCTATCCGTGTGTCTCGATACCTTGACCCTGATATGGCTCAGTTGGTTGAACCGTATCGTCGTATGCGGATTTTCGCATGAGTTACTCTGTCACCGATATCAAGACTGGTATCGCTAACGCCTTAGCCACGATCCCAGGACTGCGGGCTTACGCCCAGCAGCCTGACAATATCAATGCACCTTTTGCTTGGCCTATGTTGGATTCGATTACCTACAACGGGGCGATGCGTGGCGGTTTGGTTACCCACATTTTCGTTGTCTCGGTATGTGTGGGTAGGTCTGCGGAGCGTACAGCTCAGACTGCTTTGGATGGATATTTGTCTTATGAGGGTACGACTTCGGTTCGTGCAGCGTTGGAAGCGGACAGGTCTTTGGGTGGGGTGGTGCAGAACTTGCTGGTTGAGTCTGCCTCGAATATCTCTACGATGGACGGCAACGATGCGACCTATTTGATGGTTGACTTCCGTGTGGTGGTGTACGCTTAGTTGATACACATTCCTGCGAGCGTGTAGAGTTTCAGTAGTAAATCTTCGAGTGCCGGAAGGCAGGAGTATCCAATATGGCAAAGCAAGTTCTCACTAACGTAGCGGTCACCTTCGGCACAGCTGCACAGGACATTTCCAGTTATGTAGCATCCATAACTCTTAACCTGTCAAAAGCAGAAGTCACCACAACAAACTTCGGTTCGGGTGGTGCGGTTACTCGTATCGCAGGTCTTCAAGACAACTCAATCACTCTTGAGTTGCATCAGGATTACCCAACGATTGAGAAGTTGTTTTATGATGCTTGGGCTAACGGTACTGCTGTACCAATGACGGTCAAACCAAACGGTACTGCTGCTGCTTCAAGCACTTCGCCACAGTATGCGTTTTCAGTTCTACCACTAACTTGGCAGCCAATTCAGGGTGCCGTGGGTGACCTCGCTACAGCATCTGTCACCTACCCAATTGATGGTGCAGTAACTAAGACTGGTACTGGCGCATAATCTTTTCTAAGTAACCCTTAACCCTGCGGAGGAAAAATGAAAATAGCGTTAGAAGTAACGTCGTCATTGGATCAGAAGAAACGCACCATTATTGCTGCGTTCCCAGACTTTATTGCGTTTGAACAGAAGTTCAGCAAAAGTGTTGCCAAGTTTGAGGCTGAACTGACGCTTACTGATTTAGGTTTCTTGGCGTGGCATTCTGAGCATCGTCAGAAGCGCACGGGTTTAGATTTTGATTCGTGGATTAACGACATTGAAGCATTGGAGTTGGGTAACCAAGCTGACGCTGTGATCGTCCCTTTGGAGACAAGTCAGCCCATTGGATGATTGCGTACCTGTCCGTTGAGACAGGTATCGCTCCTTCGGTGTTGCTGACAGAAGATCCTCGAATGTTGTTTACGATGTTTGCTTATTTGCGTTGGAAGGCTATTCAACTGAACAAGTAGTCTTGCTGTATGGCTACACCATTTCTCAGAGCAGGACAGGTAACGATTTCTGCTGGGAACAACCCGATTGAAATTATTGGAATAGCAAAGTTCTTGCGTGACGCACAAAGGAAAGATAAAGACTTTGATAAAGAGATGAAGAAAGCATCTCGACAGGTTGCAGCCAGTTTGATTCTCAAGGCCAAGGATGAGGCTGCAACTGCAACTCGTTCCCGTCAAGCGATACAGGTAATGAGGGGTATGAGGGCTAGGTCAATTATCACCCCTACCGTTTCTTTGAGCCACAACTCTCCATTTATTTCTAAATCAAATCCAAATAAGAACCGCAAAAAACCAGTTACCAGGGGTGATGTGTTCTTTGGTGCCGAGTTTGGTGGTGGGGCTAGACCTAGAACTCAGCAGTTTTTGCGCCATCGTGGGCGTAAGGGATACTTCTTTTGGCCTACTGTTCGTAAGGAAAAGGACAACATCGCCAAAGAGTATTTGGACGCTATCCAAAGGGTATTGAATACTTTGAAAGATAGTGCTTGACTTGGGCTGAGTTTCCTGTACCCTTCTAGGTAGGAGGGGTTATGGCAGTTCTGTTTAAGAATGTGAAGTCTATTTATCCGAAGCCGTTGGCTTCGTCGTGGGGGCAGCTCAAGGAACTGTTGTCGTTCCATGAGGAGAATCCGGTGAAGCAGGCTGGGGCGTTGTGGTCGCCTGTTGAGTATGACTTGGGTACGACTCGTGGTAACCGTAATGTGAGGTTTGTTGAAGCCCTTGTGGTGGACATGGACGGTGAAGCGTTTGACCATGCACGGTTGGATGGGTTGGAGTGGTTTGCGTATTCGACTTATTCGCATCGTTTGGATGATCCTCACTATCACCTTGTTTTGCCGTTAGCGGAGAAGGTGCCTGCTTCGTTGTGGCGTGTGGTGTGGGGCGAGTTGCATGACCGTATTGGGTTGGTTGGTGACCCACAAACGAAAGACCCTGCACGTATTTTCTATCTACCTCAACACGCACCCGATCAGCCATTTGAGTTCCATGAGGGTCATGGTGTGTTGTTGGATTCGTCGTTCAGGTTGGATGTTGAACCTGTTATCAATCCTGTGTCGCCTCGCTCGAAGCAGGTGCGTCAACCTCGTCAGCGTCGTGCTGGTGTGGAGATAACTAGTGAGGCTTGGTGGGATGCGCCTGTAGATATTTCTCGTTGGGATGGGTTGTCGGGGAAGGCTTTGTATTCTGCGATGTTGGATGAGTTTGTTGCTTTGCGGAATGGGTTGTCTGTTATTGAGTAGAATCGGCGTATGGCTGGTGAGCGCACGTTCGTTGTTAAGTTTATTTCTGACATTCTCGGTGCGACCAAAGGCATCAAAAAGGTTGGTGATGATTTAGGAACCCTAGGTAAGCAGGTTGATACGAACCTGGGTTCAAAGTTCAAAAGCATCATGCCATCGTTTAAGACAATGGCTGTTGCCGGTACTGCTGCTTTTGGTGCTGTTAGTGCTGCTGCCTACAAGGCTGTCCAGTCGGCTTCAGACCTGGCTGAATCACAGTCGAAGGTCAATGTTGTTTTCGGTAATTCCGCTAAAGAGGTTAATGATTTCGCTAAGTCATCTGCAACTTCTTTTGGTATCACAAGACAAGCTGCTCTTGAGGCTACAGGTACTTACGGCAACCTTTTCCAAGCGTTCGGTGTAGGTCAAACTCAAGCTGCTGAGATGAGCACAACCCTTGTCGGGTTGGCTGCTGACTTGGCTTCATTCAATAACACAACGGTTGATGATGCGATTCTTGCTTTGCGTTCTGGTTTGTCTGGTGAGACTGAACCTTTGAAGCGTTACGGTGTTGCGATTAACGATGTGCGTTTGAAGGAAGAGGCTCGCAACATGGGTCTCTATAAAGGTAAGGGTGCGCTGGATATCACAGCGAAAACACAGGCAGCGTATGCACTTATTTTGAAGGACTCGACTTTGGCTCAAGGAGACTTTGAGCGGACGAGCGGTGGGTTGGCAAACCAACAACGAATCCTCAAAGCACAGTTGTCGGATGTGACTGCTCAGGTTGGTTCTGTTTTGATTCCAGCTTTCCTTGGTGCTGTTTCGTTTGTGAATCAGCAGGTGCTTCCAGCGTTTAGCAATTTTGGTAAAGCATTACAGGAAGGCGGTTTGTCTGGTGCTTTTGATTTGATTGCTACCAAGTTTAAGGAAACCGCTCCGAAGGTTGTTGACGCTGTTGCAGGTTTGATTCGAGATGCTTACAGTTGGTTATGGAACAAAGGCATCCCACAGATTTTGTCTGCTGCTCAACGCTTGGGTGATTCGCTTGCAAGTTTTGTGGGTAAAGCTGCACGTCAGTTACCTGCACAACTTGTGACCTTGCTTGGCACTATTGGTGAATGGGTGCTGTCTGAGGGTATTCCTACTTTGCTTGGTTATGGAACTCGTTTGGCTGGTTCATTTGTTAAATGGATTGCAACTGTAAACGGTCAGTTGATTGCTGGCCTTGGTGGGGCAATCGTCGCACTTGTCGCAGCACTACCTGATTTGTTCGCAGGTTTTGTCAAAGGTCTAGCCAACATCGCAGTCAACTCGGTCAAAGGTTTCGTTGCCAAGTTTGATGACATGAAAACAGCGTTGGCAAATGTCGCTGTCTCGGTAGTCAACACGCTGATCGATGTATTTAACAAGATACCGCTCATCCCAAATATCCCTAAGATTACTGTTGACACCAAAAAACTAGGAACCCAGATGGGTCTTACCTCTTCACAACTCAAGGATGTGAATGCGAAGTTTGATGAAGTTGGTGGCACTTTGAAAGTTGCTTCTAATGTAACTAAAGGTTTCAATGAGGACTTGAAGAACACTCAGTCTGCTGGTGGTGGTGCAGCCAAGACGGTTAAGACGGCTAAGGAAAAACTTGAGGAATATACGGATGCTTTGCAGAAGAGTACTTCTGCTCAACGTGCGTTCACCAAGGCGCAGAAGGATTCAAAGACTGCTGAGGTGGATTTGGCTACGGCTAAGTCTGATGTATCTAAGGCTCAAGAGAACCTGAACCGTGCTGTTGCTGGTTATGGTGCTGATTCTGATGAGGCTAGGAAGGCTCAGAAGGAGTTGGAGAAAGCTCAGCGTGGTGTGGAGCGGGCTGGTTATCAAGTTGAACAATCTATTTTTGCTGTTTCTGATGCTGAGAAAAATCTTGCTGAGGTTCGTGCTGATCCTGAATCAACTCCACAGGCGATTCGTGAAGCTGAGATTAATTTGGCTGAAGCGAAGTTGGCTGTCAAGGATGCTATTGATGACCAGACTGAGGCTACTGATGAGTTGGTGACTTCTCAGTCCACTTTGAATGAACTTATCAATGGGGCGATTGTCGGTTCTGATTTTTATACGAAGTTCTCGGATGTTTTGACTGATGCTAAGAAACGTCAGACTGATGCTGAGGATAGGTTGGCTGATGCGATTGGTCGTGAGGCTGAGGCTCAGGAGCGTTTGAATGATGCGAATGAGAAGGCTGCTGAGTTGGCTGCGAAGTATCCGAAGATTGCTGCTGGTGTTGGTCAGCCTGGTGCTACTGGTGTTTCTAATCCTGTGACTGGTATTCCTAATCCTGTGGGTATGCAGACTCCTGCACAGATTATGGCTAGTCAGCCGATGTTTGGTATTCAGGAGCGTATGGCGAACAGGGAGTTCCCGAAGGTTGAGATTACGGTGAATGCTGGGTTGGGTGCGAGTGGTTTGGAGATTGGTCGGGAGATTGATCAGTATCTTCGAGAGTATGCGAACTTTACTGGACAGTCATATTCGTTTGGTTCTATTGGTTCTATTTTCTAATGGCTAAGCAGGCGTTGTGGGGGGAAACCCTTAAGGTCAATTTGGATGTTGGTTTTGTTGCCAACTATTTTGTGTTGGATACCAGCGAACTTGATGACGCTAACGCTGTGCTGGATGGGTCTACAGAGTTCATTGATATTACTGAGTATGTTCAGAACATTACGATTAATCGTGGACGGTCTAACCAGTTGGAGCCGTTCAACACCGGAACGCTATCTATCTTGGCTGATGATCGTGCTTCGGGTAGGTCGTTTGATCCGTTGAATACTGCGTCACCTTGGTATCAGGGTGATTTGGGTATTGCGCCTCGTCGTGCGATTGAGGTTTATGGTGGTTCGGCTGGGACAGCTGCGATGTTCA